GTTGTCGCTGATGTCGAGGGTTCTGTTTCTGCTGCGCTTTACAGCAGCGTTCTTACCAAGCTCCAGGGCGCCCAGTCCCTTATGGCTTCTATTCGCGCCGAGGTTAATGAGCTCAAGCGTCAGCATGCCCGCGAGCTTCGTCAGGCCAACAAGGCTAACAAGCGTCGCAAGACCAACGCTAATCGCGCGCCTTCTGGTTTTGTGAAGCCTACTCTCATTTCCAACGAGCTGGCTGCTTTTCTTGGCAGGCCAGAGGGAAGTGTTCTTGCCCGCACCGAGGTGACTCGTGAGGTGAACGCCTACATTCGCGCCCAGAAGCTGCAGGATAAGGACAACGGTCGCAAGATCAATCCCGATGCAAAGCTTCTCAAGCTTCTCAAGTTGAAGAAGGGTGACGAGCTTACCTACTTCAATCTCCAGAAGTACATGGCTGCTCACTTTGCAAAGTCGACTCCCGCTGTCCCCGGTGCTGCTGCTCCTGCCGCTGCTGGTGTTGCTGTCAAGGCCTAAAAAAATAAAATACATTACGCGGCGAAAGCCTAATATGCGTAATTATTTATAAACACAAAAAAAATATTATTTGTGTTTATAAAATTAAAATACTTACTCGTTAATGCGTATATTCATGCGTCATTCGAGTCGTTCCACTTCTTATTGCGTATATGTATTGGTTTGCTTTTGTTGATTTTTTGTTTTAATTCGTGTAAAGAAGCTGCCTCAACCCCGTACACTTCAGTTGCTAAAATAGCCGCCTTGCATTCTTGCGTTATGTCAACAGAGCTTGACACAGAACATTCCACATCGTTAACTGCCGCTGTTGCATCTAATGCTGCTGTAGCATCAGTAATTGTCGCTCTCCTTGATGCAGCAGACGATATAGACAATCCTGACGGCGGTGAGTTGGAGTCCCACGGCCCAACCCCATAAATCGGAGATGACGTGATTGTTCCACTACCGCGAGATAATGCGGATATTATCTTGTGATCGTCCGGTTTTGACTCTATGAATATAAAATCCTCCTTCATCATAATCTCGACAATTCGACGCTTATTGATATCCGTTCTATTCAATACGACCAATTGTTTGTAGTGATCGGAAGACCCCGATTTTGAAATGTCAAACATCGTTTCATTTTCAAGTAGTGCTATCACGCTCATCTTGTTTTTCTTTTTTGTTTCGAGCCACTCGTAAAATCCAGATTCATACTTTTTTCGCTCTTTCTCGCTAAGTTTTTTAAACTCAATCAATTGTTCGTAAATAGTGAATATACGTTTTTTCATCGTCTCATTCTCAGTTGGCGGATTTGTCGGAACATTATAGTCTGTACCGTTAACGACACACATCATTTTAAACTCATCTTGCGTGATCTTCATATCCGCCAAGATATCAGCCATATTATAACTAACAGCTGAATGATTGAGAAGACTAATATGTCGCAATACTACCGGACACCCATAAACAAACATATCTGTATCATCACTCATGCAGGCGAACACTCGTCGCTTGATTGCCAGTTTTGCACATAGTGCATCGGCCTCACCTTCAGCGTCAACAATCGTGAATCCAAAACTAACAAGCAAATCTTTTACGTTGATAATGTCTGTATCACGAATGTGAATGAACTGCTTCTTGAGTTGTGTCATCGTCTCTTCAATCTCCAATATTTCATGGTTGTCAATTCGCGTCTCCATTTTCTTCTTTCGAAGAATCACATCCATCGATGCATATTGTTTCTTTGCAGCGTCCTTTTTCTTTTTACGAAGTTCGATGACGTCCGTCTTTTGCACAGGAGGAGGGCCATCAAACACAAAAATCGCGTTGATATCATAGTGTCGAAAAATCGACGCCATCAAATACATATTTTCAAGCAGCGCTCCGTCGGCCAAAAACCGATATATATAAATGCTAATGTCCACCGCTATTTTCTTTCCTCGTAAATCCTCGAAATGAATTCTCTTAATCGATCCTAGGCTTTTTTCCTGAATTAATCTATTTAAAAATCGAACGCCCATTTCAAATGAATATCTGTATCTTAATACTTACTCAGGAATATTATTAATACTATATCTTATCTTTTTGTTTCAATTTTATCATAAAAAAATATTATTTATTATGATAACATAGAACCATGTATAAACATGGATTATTAGTATATCCAGTATTACTTACTCATCGTCACTAGTATGATAGCTCGCATCGTCCATTATAATTACGATATCAGTATCCTTACCATTCGCAACTTTTGATTCTGCCGCCACATCTTCATTTGATTCTGCACCTAAAACTTGCAAATTTTCTTGATCAACACCGTCAGTATTATCCACAACTTGTTCGTCTTCATTCTTCGCGCCATCTGCTTCTGCTGCCGCTGCTGATGCCGCGTCACTCTCTTTAACTTCCGAGTGTTCATTTTTCATGTGCTTCTTAAACTTATTGTAAATGTACTTCTTCAAATCATGATAATCTGCGTCCATATCAGCATAAATATCACCCCGAATACTCTCCTTTTGATCCTCAATTTCAATAGTCAAACTTGCAATATCTTCCTTGACAAAATCAATAGTTTCCTTAATCTCGCTCAGTTCACAATCAACATACCCAATACTGTTCTTAAGTGCCTGACACATACTTGTGGCGTCCTCCTTGGTTTTTTGGACTTCGGCCAGAGCATGAAAATGACGCTCTGTGTGAATTTCATTCGAACGCGTGATCATATCGATAAGCTCGTTGTGCAGTTCTTGTGTCTTTGCCGTTAGCTCATTATGCACTCCTTGCACCAACTCAGCACTAACTTTGCTCTCAAACGCAACTTCCCGCGAAATTGCACGAGCAAACTCCTCTCGCAAATCTCCGGCAACCACCGTGTCGATGTACGATCTTACACCTTGAATTTCAATATTAATACGCTCCTTATCGACCTCAAATGACTTCAACTCGCGTTCAATCCAATATTCTGAAGCTTGTTGATCTGTCTCCATATCATTACGAATCTCGCGACTCGTATTCTTCATTTCTTGCTCAATCCTGTAAATATCAGATCCCCAAGTCTCAATCGCCTTAACTGCGGCATCAATACGCTCATCTGAATTCTGTTTCGCAGAAAGCGCAAACGTGTGCGCACTCGATGCTTCATCATGAACAGCTGCGATTTTGTCCTTCAAATCGTCCTCTCGCCTGCAAAATCGATGAAAGTCGTCATCATACAATTCATTCAGATCCGCAATCTCTTCTTGCATCTTCTTCATCTTATACTTCAGGTCGTTAATGTCAACATCGTCAAAATTGTTATTCGACGATGCGTAACTTGCATTTACACGACTAAGCTCCTCAATCTTCGCGTTTTGTTTTTCAGTCGTCTCACGCAACTCATCAATTTGAATACGAAGTGTGTCAATATACTTGAATACCTCCATATCCGCATCATTTGCCGCAGATGCTGCAGTCTGCTTCACCTTTTTGATTTTTCTTTGAAACATCCGCTTAAATGACTTCAACTTATTCTTTGTATTTTGTTTTACGCCAGCAACATCACCATTGCAACTCTGTAGACGAGCATACAATTCAACGGTGAACTCCTTCAACTCTTTAATAGATTGAGCATAATCACCACGCATGTCTGTAATTTCGCACTCGTTGTGTTCGCTTTTCACAAAAAGCTTTGCGATATTTTGCCACAACATCGTCTGTTCGTCGTTATGCGCAGCATCTGACACTAGGGATCTCGACTTTTCACTTGTTACATTTTTAGTATTAGTGTTATTATTGAATATCGTTCGGGGCTCACAAACATCATCAAAACACGGAAGTGATGCTACGCCAGAATTGCTCTTCAAAGAAGATGCGGGAATAAGTGCTGGCATCGATGGCGACACAGGAATAGGCGTCTCCTTTTGTTTAGGACATTCAATATTCAAAGACACCAATTGTCCAGTCGCAACATACACATGCGAATCACCGTTTGTCTTGGTATTCCTATTTCTCAAATTATAACTCGAACCAGTCATTTCACAACAACAACAACAATAGAATGCGATATTATAATAAGATATAATATTGTTTTTAATATCAATTTTCATCATTTATTAGTGTTTAAATAGTCATTCGTAATGTTGTGATAACACGCGTATCATCTATGTTTGTCCGCCCATTCGACGACGATATAATATTGTTTAATTTTTTCTCACAAAATGCAACCATGCTTAACAATCTTGAATCTCTCGAACACTCCTTCAAAAAGTCGGCCAATCTAATTAACGAAGAATCGCTATTATTCAAAAATCGGATCGAGTCGATAATATGATTGCGCCTGTATTTATTTTTTATAGTTGAAGAATTATGCTTATTATTGTGAATACACCATGATATAAATGGTAGTGCATATACAGACAATATACCGCCTAAAATATAATATGCATATATGTTTGATTCTTCCTTGTAATGCGCTCGGCATAATATCTGATTTTCCTTTGATTGTATTGTTGTTATATTCGCGTATTTAAGATCCATCAGTTCTAATACTTTTGTTAATTGTAGTGTTGAAAATAATGCATTTTGTTCCAATTTCTCTCGAACATTATGAATAAATGTTCTTTGATTACGAACAGCTGGATCAAAATAACATTCAAACATCGTATATATAATACGCGCCCATGCTTCTGTATATGTCTCGAAAACAAGAACATCGCCAGCTGGAATGAAAAAGGCTTCACGCAGTCGATTATTCATTTGTGAAAGACCCGATTCGATAAAATCCATATTAAAATTGTGCATCGTTTCATGAATTAATACCTTGAACCATTCTTCGAAACGATATATAATAATTTCGCCATTTTCTTGGCAGTTTCGAGTAACACCTGTATTTACATGTATAGCGGAAAGTGTGTCGCCTTCGCGTGTTGTTGGTGTAGCAGACGGAATATTCTTCTTAAATGGCGTCATGTAAAAATATATATTTAGTGACTGACCAGAACATTCACTATCTGCCATTTTTGAAACAATAGTAAGCCACAAAAATACTTTATATGCATATGTTTGATATATTGCGATCTCTTGTGCACACATTTGATTGTGGTGTGTGTTACTGCTGCTGCTCCCGCCGGTATTAGGTCTATCGCATACGGTGATTCTAGATTCTGGAAATGTAATAAAATGTAGCGTTATATCTCGATCATTCACACGATATTTGAATTGAAGCCACCATTCGGCTTTTTCTCGAATATACGTATAAATTGGTTTTGGCATAAATTTATAAGGGCCACTTGTATCATTTGTATTTTTATTTACACCGCCACTATCATACTGATATCGAATGGATTCTAATATAGATGGTCTTGGTAAATCGCCAGCGCTTTTAATTCTCTCGATTTTGAAATTTATATTTTCTATATAATTGTCTTCCGATGTAAAGTTGGTTTTAACGCCAACCCCTGATCCACCTGAAGTTTGTTTTTTGGTATTATATCTATCATTCCATTTAGTCATCGTAATATGATTGTATACGTCCAATTCGTTCTCTGTTATCATTTTAAAGAATTCCGAAAAGAACTCGGTTGACTCGCTTTTATTCTCTCGCAATACTGGATTTTCACTTTCAAATCTCGCACGAATATGCTCATATTCTTGACTATATTTTGAAATAGTTTGCCTAATAATATTAGTGTCTTTTTTTACGTTGTCTTCAATCCAAGGTGGTTGGTTGATTCTATTACCACCGTACATTTTTATATTACGTATATAATAATAAACTACAATAATGTTTCACTTAATATATAAAAAATACTTCAAAAAGGGTAGTTTTCATATATTTATATTTTCATTTTTAATTTTTATAGTGTTAAATATTATTGAAAATTTAATTCATTATAATATTGGTAAAAATCATGACATATCATATCATAACATAGAATTGTCTATACCATCTTCTATCGACTGGGAGCGTATTATAATAATCATGTTTATTTTTGCATGCCTACAAGGCGGATTTACGTCATATCTTAGTGTATGTGACGTTAAATAGATATCACGGTACGTGAAGTATTTGTGATTACGGTCTTCTCATTATTTTGTGTTCGTGCGTAATTTATGCCGAACTTGCATTAAATTATGAAACACTTTTGATTGGGTACCGCGAAGATATTGTACAAGCTTTGCATTTCGGGTTGCCAACAACATGTCCTTCAGGTTTTTATTCTGCGAAAATTTAGCATATATTGCATCGGACATCTCTCGTTCACCGCGACCATGACTAAAAAAATCAGGATCTACCGTAATATTTGATGGTCTAATAAAAGCGCTATTCATTTTACCACTTTTACTCCCAGCAGCCTTTGCGATGAGGGGATCACTAGATAATTCAGACCGCGAATCAAGCGAAAATTTGAGGTAAAATTCGCGGTTATTGTTTTTAAATTTACTACCTTGATAATAATGTTCAACACTCTGCCACATATGCTTATCATGCATAAATGGTTCTTGCCAAAAATTCGATAATTTGCGGCGCCAATTATCAAATGATGCTAGCTTCTGAAAGTGTATTTTATCTTCTTCTGGTATTTTTTCTCCTGAACCCATTCCAGGTAATGCATTTGGATTCGATTTGTTATAAAACTGAAACACTATATCTGGCGAATATAAATGATGACCTGCGCGCGATTTTGTACCATTTCCATATGAATCCATATGAATCTCCTCCATTATATCATCAATCGATTGATGACCCATACCATTATTGTCAATACGTATTCCAAGTTCCTTTTGAAATAATTTAAACTGTGGAATCATACAAAATGAACCTGATTGCGATTCGAGACATTTTGTCGTAATTAGTAGCTTAATATCATAAGGTACCTCTGAAAATGCGAAAATCCCGTGCGTTTTATATGTTATTAACCGGTACATATGTTTATTTGTAGTAGTTGCCGCAGACAAACTGTGTGTTTTAGATGATGAAATCGGTGTAATCATTCCCTTGTCTATTATAATATATGCGGTTGGTTCGAAAACAGCTTTTTTCAATATCAAAGGATCAATCATATCAACTCCACCACATTCCATTACATTTTCAATATCGCCTGCATCAAATGATGTCGATGAAAAAAATATAAACTTCATATTCAATATACGTTCAAGCGTTGAAATCGCCCAATTATCTGGCCAATAAAGAGATGTCTGAATCCGCTCTTTGAGGTGTTCAGTATTTCTGACTTCTTTCATATAATCATATTGTGACGATAATATTTTTGTATACTTTATTTCGTCAATTTTCATATTGTGTTCGATTGCCAATTTTTTAGCTCCAGCGATCATTAGTTGTTGTTGAGCGCGGTCGTGTGTCGACGATATACGACGTTTATAATCATTATATTGTTCTATTTTATTCTTTGATTCGCCGTTTTGCGTCTTTATTATTCCATGATACATCGCATATTTCTCTCTATATATCTTGAAAGTTTCATCTGTAACTTCCTGAGATAATTGTTTTCTTAATTCGTTTATAGTTGTTGCGCGACCTTGCGTCAATAATGCATCGCGAATTACCGCAAATAAACTATCACTTCCGCCTTCGTTATCTATAAAATTAAAATATTTGTTTCTCAAGAATCTTTGTATCCATAAATCCTTTAAATTATATTTGTATTGTTTACGCTCTAGTTCAGACTGGTCTTTTGTTTGAAGTGGTAATATCGTTGCACCCGATAACATGTGTGCTTGTTTTGCATCAACGCCATATAAAGGACCTGTACCGGTACCACTAGATAGATCGTCATCATCACTATCATCTGCTTCATTACCGGTAATAATAGTTGTCGATTTTCCGAGGGATTTCTTTATTTCGACTACCGTATTTTTATCTATTTCCTGTTTCTTTTTAATTTCGGTGGCGGAGGTTATTGCATCTTTATTTTCACGGTCTTTATCGGCAGATGATTTATCTGTATTGACAAGCGATTGACGTAATAATGTCGTATTTACAAAAGTTGAATATAATAATGGTTTTAACTTATTTATTTCGATATCGCCGGATTGATCCATTTTTATTTCATTCGTCGACATTTCGTATAATCCGATTTGCTTTATAAACTCATAATTTGCATTAAATAGATACATCGGTACATAAACTACCCCATATCTCTTTGAATATCTATAATTTAATTGCCCAACACCAATAATTACCGTTATACCCAATATTTTTAAATTATACAACGGGGTATTGTAATTAAAATCTTCTTTTTCTAAATGCGAATACTCGTGATAATTTATATTCTCGTTAATTTTTGATTTCACCATTGTATATTATATTATAAATAATATTATAATAGAAATAATATTATTATTATTATTATTTTACGATTGATTGATTACCTATAAATAATCGCATTATCTTGAATAAATGACATATTAAAGTGACGTTCCTTTCCTTTATTTAATTTGGTAATCACCTTCTTATAACGATCTACGTTATTTAATGATGATCCACTTGCTCCATTATGTAATGCGTCCTCTTTATTTCCGTAGTCCAATATATTATTGTTTTTCCACATATCGTGGATAGAGTGACTGTTTGGAATATTCACTATAAAAATTCCGATATTTTTCTTATGATAGTAGTTACTCAATATAATGTCGTCGGATAAACGACAATCCTTATCATGATTATATCGCTCAATATAATCAATAAAATCATCTTCAAATATCGACATTTTCACACAAACAGATCCATATCCTTCTGCAATAGTTGCGGTGTCTTTATGCTGTCGTTTTCCGTTCAATTGAATATTTACAAAATCAAACCCTGTGGCAGTCCATACATTATTATCTCTATCCGGAATAACTTTTTCATATGTTTCGATCATTTTTGACATGTAAAAGATATCATCATCTAAATAAATTATTCTCGTTTTCATCGGGTCGTAGCCATGTTCTTTGAGATAACGAATTGTCGGTATTATTTTTGTACCTGGACCATAATCCTTTTCTACTTCGTTTATAACTACCCTTTTTGATACAAAATTAGGTATATCATATTCCTGACCTGTTCTCTCGAACACACGCGGAATATTCAATAGAAATAAGTCTGCTTTGCGTGTTTGATCAACTATACCGGTTATCATCTGGCGACATTTACTTATTCGTGTTGGACTTGTTGTGAATGACACGACGTATTTCATTTTACCATTATTCATATTATCTTTAGATTAGAATAGATATATTTTAAATATAATAATTTGTTTATGTAATATTTAAGGTGTGATTATTGCTATGCAACAATTATATTTATTTCATATGCAATATAATATAAACTATAAATTTGGTAATAATAGAAAGGTACTATTATTATTACTATGGACAATCAAGCCAATAGCGGTAGTATTCTAGTATCTAGAATGCCCGACAATAACATATTTCATATTTTGTATGATTTAATGATGTATTATGATGAAACGATTAGAGAAGTGTACATTTATAATAATTTACATAATTCGATTGATATTAATAATCCATGTCAAAAGTGGCGCCGTTTTGTTATTGAGCGGATTTTTAAGAGCGAAATAAAATATACGAATGAATTATTTGTATATAGTTATCCGAAAAGACAACCATTTGATCATATACATTATGTAAAAAATGAAGTTTCAACGACGTTATTAACCATGCTTAAAAATATTATACCACAAAATCAAGGAAAATATATATTAATAAATCAACGCCACGAAAATAATCGATACGTGTATGATACATCTACTGGAGAACCTATACATTATTTCTTAACTAAATATAATTTTGAAATTCCCGTTCGTTATTGTTGTTTCGATGACATGAACCCGGAAGAACAATATGAAATATGTTCAAATGCGGCCGTGTTCATTTCCATGCACGGCGCAGCATGCACAAATATTATATTTACACCAATTTCAACACCGCTTATCGAAATAAATTTTCGAAAATATTGGTTCTGTGACCCTGTTTGCGATGCACATTTTAACCAAGAAATATCGTTCGATACAAAATGTAATGGCTCACTTATTCACAGCCATTATCATAAGGCTGATTTTCATAATTTATGTGGTTTAATGGGTAAAAAATATTATGAAATAACACCAGACAAATATACCGGACGTTTTCGCGATAGAAACCCGATTTCAAAAGAAAATATACATGTAAATGGTATATATCTAATCGGACTTATTCGGAACGTTCTAACTAAAATTAAGGAAAAATAATAAACTTCTTCATATAGTCATTTTCCTTTATAAGCCGCATAAACTCGAATATCTTTTTACGGTGATCTACCGTTTCGAAATTATCAGGTTTAATTTCAAAATCAACAATACTATTAATAATATCAGTTTTACTTCCGCGCTTTTTTAATCCATAATACCCGCAAATATGGGTTAGAATCGGCATCGTATAATTCCACTCATAATCCGTTTTCATCGCACTTTTTATAGAATGATATTCCATATGATCTTCATATTGTGATTGATTAAACGAGTCCGTCATAACATTACTATTATTACTATTATTGTCACTTTCAACGTCATCACTATTACAATTCACCGTTATCTCTTGAATATCGTCGTATAGATCGCGCAACATATCGTCACATTCGCTACTTATTATGCGATCACGATGAGGATTTTTGATATCAATTACAATCATTAATGCATCATCGTTAATATCATTACATTCCATTACATCGTCTCTATTTATATCGTGCTTAGAATGATTGTCATTATACTCGAATGCAAACATTTTCTCGTTTCTATAATTCTCGATAAAAAAATCGGTTTATATACATACAACGTCTTATTTTGCATGTATATACACATTATTCTGCCTAAATCATAATATATTTATTTTCTATTTCTTTGATTTTCCGGAAATTTCGTCCATCATATCTAAATGCTTAAAGATCGTCTTATTTGTAATACTCGGTTTGGACTTTAATTTCAACTTTGAAACCTCCAAAATTTGATCCACGCGACGACTAAAAGTTTCAACTACTTCAGACTCATTCTTAGGGTTTTTCATATCTACATGACAATTCTTAACAATAATAAAGAGATTCTCAGAGAGCTCGTCCACTTCATTTGTCTTACCTTCCTGGCGAAGGTTAGAATACAATAATTCTTGCAACTGCTTCATTATCATAAGCACATGCATCTTATCAACAATACCAATCTTCATCAAATTCACAATAAATAACGACATCGCCTTTCGCTTCTCATTCGCCTTGTTAATATCACAAAACTTATCATAATTCTTCTTCGGGTCACAATATTCAATTGTGTCGAATAAATTCATAAATGACGTCAAATTCTTATCAAAGACATCGCGAAATACACTATAACAACCCATCAAATCTTTGAACAATCTCGCATAAATCGCCGAGAAGAATGCATTCGAACTGGCTGTATTAAATATAGACAACGCCACACGATTCATAATTGCAACTGAATTAAGCTCATCTGGCGCATCTCCTTCCGGGGTCGATGCATCTCCTGCATCACCTGTAGTCTTAAATATCTCAATTAATTCCTTTTTCAAATTATCCAACATAACATCATACGTCTTGTCCGTAAGCTTGTTCAAATATGACCTTATCGTATCCATACGAGCCTCAATACCTTCCTTCTTTTGTAGTTCTGTTTTCTGAAATGCTAGAATATTGTCCCATTCACTATTTGGAATTTGCTGTGGCTTTGATTGCATCTTCGAACCGCTCTGTCTCACCGTAGAAAACGACGATAAAATCGCAGACTGTTCGCTTGCAGTTCCTCCGCCGCCGCCACCACCACCCATGTGACTTTGAAATGAATTAGCGCTGCTGCCTGCAACATGATATGCAATACCCGAAGATTGACTTGATATATCACTCCAATCACACGTTCCACTATTACTTGAACCATTTCTCACAGGAAATACTGGGGTTTTCACATATGTCGGCGCACCAACCAACTCCGCCAAATCGGAGACAGATTTCAATACTTCGTCTGGCAATTTAAACTCAAATCCCATATTCATAAACGCCGCATAATCGGGCAGGTCATAACGATGCGTAATAGCAGCCATTTATAGTATGCAAATACAAATTCACAAGTTGCCTATAATATTACATATATAAGTTTTATATCAATTTTTATACATGTAATCAATCTAATAATATAATTTTAGTAATGAATTATATAACATTCTATATATCGTTCACTTTCACTATTTTTAAATGTAATGTAATACATATATATCAAAATATCAAAATATCAAACAGGATTCCAGGTAAAACATATTAATAATATATCTCTTCTAAAATGGATATTACTTCGTGTATTTTCGAACTATCCAACGACCCTGATAAAATCTCTCGTCATATACTAGATAATCTCTCGATACGTCTATCTGAAAAGAATAAATATGGCGAAGTATTTACACCTCTCACATATATCAACGAAGTTTTAGATCAACTTCCATCATATGTGTGGAGCGATTGTTCTCTCCGCTGGCTTGAACCTTCTAGTGGAATCGGGCATTTTTGTGTCGTCATATATTGCAGGTTAATGAATGGACTTGCTACCGAGTTTCCGAATCGACACCTTCGACATAACCATATCATAAAAAATATGCTCTATATGGTAGAAATAAATCAAGATAATATCGATGTTTCGAGAGATTTATTCGGAGATGATGCAAATATTATATGTGCGGATTTTTTATCATACGAAATATCGGTTGAGTTATTTCAGAATAAGATAGGTATAGATATTATTATAGGGAATCCGCCATTTCAAACGCCGAGAGATCATGCACGAATAAGCAGCAAGGGCGGTCAGATACTCTGGGACAAATTTATTCGTTCATCTCTCGATATTCTACAAAAAAATAACGGTAAAGGTAGTATGTTCGAGAGATTTCTATGCTTTATCACTCCGCCTGGTTGGCGAAAACCATATCATCAACTATGGCCGTTAATGACTACCGGAAATAACTCACTCCTATTTATTCACAATATCAACAAAAAAACTGCAATAACACAAATGCAAGTTCAACAACACATGGACCTTTTTGTAATAAAATGTACGCATAATAATAATACCCTCGCATTATCATCATCACCCCACGCAGCAGATCGTTGCACATTTATTTCCGATGATCTTGTCACCTATAATAACATTCAACCGAGAGATTGGCCATTTCTACCAAATGGAGAATTTGACGCCATTAAATGTATTCTTGATACCAAACCTGATCCAACTCGCGTAATTTATGATCGAATGGCGTACGGAAGCGATACAAAAAATATGTCGCCCACATTTGTTGCCGGCGAATTTATTTATCCGGTTGTTCATACCATGACGAAACGAGGTCTTGGAATATGGTATTCGAATACGAATAATCGCGGTCATTTTGGGGTTCCGAAAGTAATACTGAATTTTAACGAAAAACTGTACCCTTATCTGGATATATCAGGAGAATACGGAATGGGTCAATTTTCATTCGGATTGCCGGTGGCGTCGGTGGCGCAGGGGGAAACGATAATACGTATTTTAAAATCGCCCAGTTTTTCTAAAATCATAAAAGCTACAAAATGGGGCGCATATCAAACCGACCGTCGAATGTTTGAATATTTAAAGTTAACTCATGATCAAATCGACTTAAATATAACATGATATTATTATTAGACATACCCGTATATTATTTTAACTTTACTTTATTTACGACTAAAATGTCAACACCATCAACAACCGATAATTATGATGAAGACTATAGTCTTCCGACGTTTCCGTCGACTACGAGTCATGTAGAAACCGATACCATCGCCTCCGAGTCGGTTTCCGACTCGGTTTCCGAGTATGCTTCTATTCCTGAATTCAAGAATTGGGAGGACGTAGACGAAATTTCACCGGATCTGCTCCGAGGTATTTATGCATACGGTTTTGAAAAACCGAGTAATATCCAGCAAAAATCTATTTTGTCGATTATCCAAAAGCGAGACGTTATTGCACAGGCTCAATCCGGAACAGGTAAGACCGGTGCATTTACTGTAGCAGCTCTTCAAGGTGTAAATGTCGAAAAGAAGACGACTCAGATTCTTATATTGGCTCCAACGCGCGAGCTTGCCAAGCAGATTTATGACGTAATTTCAAGTATTGGATCGATGATGTCAGGACTTGTTTTGCGATTGCTTGTTGGAGGCACGTCAACTACGGACGATGCGTCTGAATTGCGTAAGAATGTTCCACATATCATCGTTGGTTGCCCTGGACGTGTGTTTGATATGATCCGGAGAAACCATATTCAGGGGTCGAGTGTTCAGATGTTGATTCTTGATGAGGCTGATGAGATGCTTTCTGCCGGATTTAATGAGCAGATCTACAATATTTTTCAATATATGTCAACTGACATTCAGGTTGCTTTATTTAGTGCAACTATGCCTCCGGAGTTGTATTCGTTGACTGAGAAGTTCATGCGTAATCCGGTGAATATTCAGGTAAAGGCCGATCAGTTGACACTTGAAGGTATCCAACAGCATTATGTTGCGCTGGACGATGATGTTCAGAAATATCTAACTTTGAAGGATTTGTTTAAGTCGATTTCTGTTTCACAGTGTATTATTTTCTGTAATTCAACGAAGCGCGTTGCAGATTTACACGAGGCCATGTTGTTTGACGGATTTCCTGTTTGCTGTATTCATAGCGGCATGGACAAGGCGGATCGAGACAAGGCATATACTGAATTCAAGGTAGGCCATCATCGCGTTTTGATTTCATCGAATGTAACCGCGCGCGGTATTGATATTCAGCAAGTGTCTACTGTAATTAATTTTGATATGCCGCAGGACGTGCATATTTATTTGCACAGGATTGGTCGATCTGGGCGTTGGGGTCGAAAGGGTGTCGGTATCAATTTTGTAACAAGGAGAGATATGCGTATTAAAAAGGAAATCGAAAGTTACTATGCGACAACGATTACTGAACTGCCTTCTAATTTTATGGAAGGAATTTAAGGAATTTAATATTAGTTTGGTTTATAATCTACAATTATATAATTATATATATATATAATAAAAGATAACAGTTTTTTATTATATAATAAATTATGTCCCGAAAATCAATTCAGACAAAACTACCTATTGTCGAAGAGGGCGAAGGAGATATTATTAGTGAATTGAAAGAGAGTGTTAAAATTTTAAAATTAAATTTAGATCGTATTAACGATTACCTGAATCAACAAGAAGAAATACTTAACGAGATAATCCAAGAAATTAAAACAACACGTGAATCCAGTAAAACAAATAGATTCGTCATACTACAAATGCTTGCAGGAAGGGTACAATCATTAACAGATAATATAGTTTCAACATTAATAAATAAACAAAGTGTGAAGACAACGTTTTTTAATCAAGAGAAAAAATTAAAAAAATATAATGGTTCTGCTGCTGCCCGTGATGACGATTCTGATGCTGGAGTTTTCAAAGAAACGGATTCTTCTAATCGTTGTTTAGATTGCATAAGAAACCCCCGACAGTGTGACGATTGCAAAGAAACTGATCGTATAAAAAGATCCTTGCGTATAGCGGTAGTAATCGCAAAAGAAACAGCAGCACAAGCCGATAGAGAAGCAAAAGCGGCTGCGTCTGCGGCAAAATCGTCACTCGCTCGTTCTCAATCTCCCGAACATAAAGGTTGGTGGCCATTTTCAAGAAAATCCGTTAAAAAGCAGGAACCATCACATCATGGTGGAAGAAAATATAAAACCAGAAAACTTAAAACCAAGATTAGATATAATAAACGCAGTTCATCGCATAAATAATTTATACATTAGATTATTTTACTCGTTTAAAAGCCCATTTCATTAAAAGTTATTACGCGATAACTTATACGCCTTCTAATTTTATGAAAGGCATTTAGGAGGCAGCAACCGATATATTTATAATATGTATATTATTTATAGCATTACATTTTATTATGTCAAAAAGTCGAGACGAACAGCTGCACGATTTAAAAAATTCTGCTCGAGAATTAAAACACGTATACGACAATAATAAACGTAGAATTGCGGAAGTTACAGCGGAAATTAATGACAAGAAACAAAAAATTACTGATATTAGGAGTGAATTACCTACGTTACCTAAGAGTAGAAAAACGGCCAAAACGAGTGAACTAGAAAGACTTGAACAAAGAGTGCCACAGTTAGAAGTGATTTTAGCTCAAGAAACCGGAAAACAAAAAAATGTAAGACGGCTGTTATATGCAGCTTTAAGGACATTAAGATTAGATGCTGCTGCCGGACAGGCTGCTGCTGCTGCTGCTCCTTCCGACGACGATGATTCTGATGATGACTCTGGTGCTGGAGTAGGTTCTAGACGAGCGTCTCCTCGATCTTCTTCTCGTGATGCCTGTGCTGCTGGTCCAGCTGTTCCTGCAGGAGCTATGGCTGTAGCAGTACCAGCTTCAGCTCAACGTCGTTCACCATCGCCTAAAAGAGGCTGCTGGCCATGGTCTCGTAAAAAACCTGAAGGGTCTAGGTCTAGATCTAAGAGTCCACCATGGTGGAAAAAATGCTTTTCACGCAAAAATAAGGACGGAAATCCTCCTCCAACCGGCGGAAGAAAGTCTAAAACCAGAAAACTTAAAACTAGTAATACATATAAGAAACGCTGCGCATCGCGTAAATAATTTATAACGACTAGTTAAATGTCTTGTATTTTTATACAAGACATTTAGAAATACATAGATACCAATTATAATATTTGTAATATTTATAGAATTATTTTTTATTATGTCAAAGAGTAGAGAAGATAAAAATATCGATGAATTAAAAGCATCGGTTGCGCGATTACGCACGTCATATATTAATACTAAAAGTAGAATTTCTGAACTTACTGAACAAATTAATGAAAATGAAGAAAGAATAAGTTCCCTGACTGCTGAAGTGTCTCGGTTACCTGAGAATATGAAAAAAGGGAAAAAAAGTGAATTAATCAGAATTCTAGAAGCAACGCGTAGGTTAAAAAAACATAGGACTGAAATAACTGGAATAAAAAATATGACTGGTAGGATGTTGCGTGCAAGTTTAAAGAAATTAAGAATTCTTCATCGCGATGCTGGACATCACGACGCCTCCGCTGCTGTTGTTGTAGATGATTCTGATGATGATGATGGTGATGATTCTGGTGCTGGTGCCGGTGCTGTAGTACATCAACAACGAACCAAACTTGGTTGTTCAGACTGCCGCCACCCCGAGCAGTGCTCTAGATGTAAAGCAGAAGAACGTGCTGCTGCAAAAAAATCCGCAAATAGGTCGAGTTCTGCTGCTTCTGCT